AAATATTATTAGATAACGGAAATTTTTTGGTAATATCAAAATCTGATGCAGACGCTGCAGATACAAATATTGCTTCACACTTAAAAACTGAAATTGATATTTCAGATAGTGATTTTAATGGTTATATTACAAATCAAAAAGGTGTATCTATTGATGGGTCGACTGCAACTTTTACTGATTACGAAGCAGAACCACAAGCACAAGATGAGGCTAGTTTACAAAATCAATTTGATGTATTTACTAGTAAAGCAAATGATTATTTAAAAGGTAATATGATAAGATTTATAGCTAAAAGTAATTATAATAACATATATTATTTTACTACATTAGATTCTTATAAAACATTTAAAAGTGAATTACAATCAAATAATAGAAAATATTTAAGCTTATTTAATATAAAAAATACTATATGGTATATAAGAGCTAATTCTAGAGAAGATGTAATAAAAATAAATGAATACTATACTAATGAGCTAAAGAAAAATATATCTTTTAGAGATATAAATAGATATATTAATGATACTAATTATGATGAATTCTATAGAGATAAAAATGAACAATTATACACAGCAGGTAACGAACTAATATATGATAATGGTTTAAATTATAGAGGCCTTTATCATATACATCCTGATAAGGGTCCTATGGAAGGACCTATTCATACTTCAAATAGACATAAACAACTTTTTATTAAAAATAGAAAAGGTAGCTTAGAAGCAGGAATTCAAAATTTAGCTAATGTTAAAGCATTAAATAAAATTTTAAAATTTTTAACTATTAATAATATAGGAGGTAAAAGTGGAAGCAGTCCCTCTACACAACAACTTATAGATAGTTATAGATCTCAAGAACAACAATTAAATACTCCAGTAACACCAGCACCACAAATAACTCAACCAGCTCCCCCACCTGCTGGAGGCGGAGGAGGATCTTACAGTGGAGGAGGTGGTTATTAGAGATATTTTTCGTATCTTTAAGTATGTACTGGTTAATAGAGAATAAAAAACAGTTTAATACTTTTAAAAATATAGTAAAAGATAATCTCTATATTGAAATAATACCTGACTTTTTTAATGAGCATCCCTGTCAACAAAATATTGTTGGATATTATATTAGACCTATTACTGATAAAAAAGGATATATTTTACCTATAAATCATTACGAAACTGGTAATTTATTACAAAAAAATATTATTGATTTTCTTAAAGGAATATCTAAGTTTTACTGTTATGATAAAAAGAAACTATTACATAACTTTAAACATAGAAATCTATTTGATATACAAATAAATTACAAAGAATTACAAATAGATTATCCATTAATTATACAAGATTTTCAAAGGAGAAAAATATCTAACTCAAACTGCTCTATAGTAAAGATATATGAGTACTACGAAGCTAAGTATGAGGAGATTAGTGAGCATATTGATAATGATTATAATTCATTTTATAATAATAAAGTACCTCTAGTATTCTCAGTTATTGAGTCAAGTGGTATAAAAATAAATAAACAGTTATTTGAAAAACATTTTTATGAAAACGAAGAAGATTTTGTTTTTACTCAGTATAACTATACTACTATAACTACTCGACCATCTAATACATTTAAGAAAGTAAATTATGCAGCTCTAAATAAAGATAATGGCAGTAGGAGTTGTTTTATACCAAGAAATGATTATTTTGTAGAAATAGATGTTTCATCTTATCATATACTTCTACTGTGTCAGTTACTTAAATATGAATTTGAGGTAGAAGATATACATGAATATTTTGCATCTGTATATCAAACATCGTATGATAAAGCAAAACAATTAACTTTTCAACAAATATATGGAGGAATAAAATCTGAATACGAACATATACCTTTCTTTCAGAAAGTAAAAAACTATTCAAATAATCTATGGTCTGAATTTAATTCAAAAGGTTATATAGAATGCCCAATATCTAATTATAAATTTTCAAAGAAAGATCATCCGCAAATGAATTCATTAAAATTAATGAATTATTTATTGCAAAATTTGGAAACTTCAAATAATGTTCTTATCTTATATGATATCTTGAAACTATTGCGAGGTAAACAAACTAAGGTTGTTTTATATACCTATGATAGTATATTATTAGATGTAGATAAAAAAGAAGAGAAAATAGTAGAGAAAATTAAAGAAGTTTTTCGTATTTTTAATCTTAAAATAAAATGTAAAAATGGTAAAAATTATGGTAATCTTGTAAAATGTTAAAGTTATGGAGGAGAATTTAGTTATGGAGTCGCAAGTTGATATTTATAATCGATATGATTATGATAAAATCAACAGCGAAGTAGACGTGAATAATAAATTATTTTGTACATTCGTTACTCTTGAGGAATTAGAAGGAAAATTGAAAGATATTACTTCTGAGTATGAAATTAAGTACAACAAGTTATTTGTATTATCTGTAGAAGATAGTGAAGAATATGTTATTACATATAATGTAGAAAATGCAAATATTAGTGCAATTCCTCACAATACTATTTTAGTGCATAGAAAAAAACATACAAATACTTTGTATACGATTAATGCATTAAATGAATTAATTAAAAAATTAAATGGTGGAGTAGTCGATACTAAATTTCCTATTGAATGGAACCACTATAGAAATACCATCATGCTAACTCAACAAGGTGGTTTAAAAATGTTAAAGACAAAAATATATCAAATAATCGAGTTATAATAAATTGTTTCATCTTAAAAAGTTTTAAAAATGGATTTAAACGCAATTCGTCAGAAACTGCAGTCTATGCAGAATCAAGGTAATGGTCAAGCCAATAATAATAATCGACCAAATTATTTCTGGAAACCTTCTGAAGGTAATTCCAAAGTTAGGATTCTTCCATCAGCATTTAATGCCGCATCACCATTCTCAGAAATGAAAATGTATTATGGTATTGGATCTAAAATGATGGTATCACCATTAAACTGGGGAGAGAAAGATCCTATTGCTGAATTTGTAAAGCAGCTTCGTCAATCTAATAACTCTGAACATTGGAGATTAGCTAAAACTTTAGATCCTAAAGTTCGTATCTATGCTCCTGTAATCGTTCGAGGAGAAGAAAATGAAGGAGTTAAGCTATGGGGATTCGGTAAAATGGTATATGAATCTCTTCTACAATTAATCTTAGATGAAGAGGTAGGTGATTATACTGATGCATATAATGGTCGTGATATTAAAATTAATGTAGTACGTGATCCTAATGGAGGATATCCTAAAACTACTGTACAACCTTCTATGAATCAGTCACCTGTTCATGAAGATGCTAAATTAGCAGAAGAGTTTTTACGTACTCAACCTAACCCATTAGAAGTATTCAAACCACTTCCATTTGATACTATGAAGTTAAATCTTCAGAATTATATTAATCCGGACGGAGGAGACACAGAAGCCGATACTGTAGCTACACCAAGCAATGTAACTACAACAGCTCAACCATCAGCTTTTCCACCTCCACCACCTTCTAATCATTCAGAACCACCTGCCGTAAAGAAAAGTAAAGCAGATATGTTTGATGATTTATTTGAAGAAGAGTCTAAAGAAGAAGCTCCGTTTTAATTAATAATAGTATTTTATGGCAAAAAGTAAAAAGTCTTTGTCCGAGGCCGTGTCTTCGGAGATCAAGTCGAAATTTGATTTAGGTAAGTTTAAACAAAAGAAAGGATTAGCAGGAAATGTAAAGTTTAAAGAACAACAATGGATTCCTCTATCTGATGCTTACCAAGATATACTATCAGTACCTGGTATACCAATGGGACATATCGTTCTACTAAGAGGGCATTCCGATACTGGTAAAACAACAGCTCTACTCGAAGCAGCTGTATCAGCTCAAAAGCGAGGTATACTTCCTGTTATTATCGTAACAGAAATGAAATGGAACTGGGAGCATGCTATGCAAATGGGACTAGAAGTAGAAACTGAAGTAGATGAAGAAACTGGTGAAGTAGTTGGTTACTCTGGAAACTTTATCTATGTTGATAGAGAAACTCTAAATACTATTGAAGATGTAGCTGCATTCATTATGGATATTATCGATGAGCAGTCTAATGGTAACTTACCTTATGATCTTCTTTTCCTATGGGATTCTATCGGAAGTATTCCTTGCGATCTTTCAGTACGCTCTAATAAGAATAATAACGAATGGAATGCAGGAGCAATGTCAACTCAATTTGCAAATAATGTAAATCAGAAAATTGTTCTATCTCGTAAAGAGTCATCTAAATTTACTAATACTTTAGTTTGTATTAATAAGGTATG